ATCTAGGAAGGGACAGGGAATAACTATAATTATAGATATTCATAATCCATAATATTAATATATATAATATTATAATAGGGCATTTTGAACACACAAAAAGCCAGACCTTCCGGCATCTGATCCGGCATGATCTGGCTATAATTTTTTCCGTATTCAGTTACGAACCGCTTTGTCAGCCCTGCCCCTTCCTGAGTTCCGTCGGCTTCGTTATATCGAACATAACAGAATGATTTCCAAAAGTCAAGCAAAAAATTGTCGTTGACTTTTGGCTTGAGTTATGTTATGAATAATTGTATCAGGATCTTGGCGGCGGTTCTGTACCTGTCCTAAAAGCCGCCACAAAAAAGCATTATAAAAGCCCCTTGGTGAATTCCAAAGGGCTTATTTTTATCATGCGAACATTTCCAAAAAATCGTTTACATCTTCGATAGTTCCGACTTCCACCTTTTCGCTGTTCGGGTTGTCACTTCTGTAAAATGTTCCGGCTGCATCTTTCCAGAATGTAAAGCTGCTGTCGCTATATACTGCGAACGCCTTTTCTGTTAATTCGCTTTTATTAAATTCATACTTTTTCATTGCTTTCCCTCCCTTTATTGTCTGGGGCGATTGCTCGCCCCTCTGGTTATTCGTTTTCCTTCGTGTTCTCTTTGAGAAGTCCGGCTGAATGTTTTCTAATTTCGTTGTTCATTTCTCGGACTTCTTCAATGGTTTCGCATTTGTCAGTTGCTGTTGTGATCAACCATGCAATAAACTGTAATTGTTTGTCTGTCATGTTGTCCATGTTTTCTCCTTTCTGTAGTCTATAAGGTTTTTGTTTCCTTACAGCTACAATTATATCTCTAATTTTAGTGAATGTCAATATTTTTTTCACTTATTTTAGAGATTATTTTTTCTCTATCGCTATCAGTTTCTACATATTTTATAATGTCTCTTGGTTGCATTTCCAGAACTGCACAAAGTCTATTAAGATTATCCAAAGATATTGTTGTATCTCCTTTTTTAAATTTTTGCATTGTTGCTTGTCCGAAAAGTCCTGTATTCTTTGCTTTTGTGGTGTTTACACCGATTTTTGCAAGTTCTTCTATAACATTGATTTTATATTCTAACATTTGTATCCCTCCTGTTCATTTCTTCTATATATAATGTAACTTTTTCGTTTCTGATTGTCAAGAAATATTTTCTCTATTTTTTGTGATTTATATATTGACATTCTCTAATTTTAGTGATAATATATAACCATCAACAGAGAACAAGCAACCCGGACACGGAGCCGGAGAAACAGGAGAAAATCAAAATGAAATCAATTATTATTTTATCAATGATCGCAGCGCTTTCACAGGCACCAGCAACAGACGCAAACATCTACGTGATGCCGGGTGTGTACCACGCAAATACAGAAACAGTTACCGACATTCGCGGTGAAGAATGGGGATTTGATAACGAAGAAATCGCAGACGGTGCGGACGTAGTCATCACATTCGACAGCGTTGGAACTTATGACTATACAGATGACATCATCACAGATATTGTAGAGGCAAAATAAAGTAAGAAATAAAAACAAAAAGCCCGTTGCAATCCTACCAAGACAGACAACCGGCACCCAAAAAATAAAAAAAGAAAGGGCGTTCTTATTGTAGCAGGGCGTACGGCGTAAATCAATGAAAAATATAATAAAAGATTTTGCAGTGGGTTTTATGATTGCTTCTTTCGCTCTCCTGCTGATAGAGAAAAAGCATATGTTTTTTATAAACTGGTAAAAAAGTTGCATGATATTTTTAACTTAGAATATCACGAAACAAAGGACGGCAGCCGGGCATATGATAAAGTTGTCGGATTTGTCGAACTGTATCAGGAATACAAGCCCGCTTTTGATAGTATTTATAATTAATTCTTTACGTTGCTTTGCTATATTTGCCTTTTAACGGCTTTTAATTGCTTCATGGTACATTTTACCGCATACGGCTATAAAATCATTTCTAGGAAGTTTTACGCAATCAATTAAAAGGATTGACGGCAAAATATAACGGGCGTATTATGTTTATATATGTCAATGTGGATAACTGACAGCTTGGATTCTGCCCAGGTCTATGGCTGTATCTATTCCGGATTGCTTCGGGCGGTCTTATTTGCGAACTATTTTATACGCTGATTTTCTGGCAGTTCGTCCAGTTCTGCTCCTATAATCATGTATTCTCTCATTACATCATATGCGGTATGACTAATTCCCTGTGAGATCATCGTTACCCTCCTGTTATTTATTGACATGATACGTGCGGCACTTATTAGCACTTACATAATGCAGTTCCTATGGCATATAGTTTATGCTAAAATTTTTTTAACTGTATTTCAATATTTCCATTGACTATAATTATTTTTGATATTATAGTTTTTAATATACGGTTTTTGTTTTGCTTGTCAATGTGTTCCCACACATCGGCAAGCTTTTTTATATTATCGTATACAAATTCTTTCTTCTGTGAGTTATCCGGGCTCTTCATCTCGTTCTGTATTTTTAGTTTTAATTCATCTATACCGGATTCCGTTTCTTTTATCATCTCCAGAACCGTATCATTTCCCTCAGCATAAAGAGTATACAGACGTTTTAGCTTCGTTTTCTCTTTTTGGAGTTGTTTACTCAAAATGTCTAGACAGCTTTCTCTTTCTTTTGGCTTATGCGATGATAAATTGAGGGAAATCTTTAAAATCTCATCTTCAACCTGCTTTTCAATATCTTCTGCCCACTCAAGCGAATTGTTGCAATTCGGATTATAATTTGGTAAGTACGACATGCCGTTATCCCTTGAATAGCAATAAATTTTATGTTTCCCATGAGTCCACTTCTGATATCTCATCTTGCATCCGCACACTCCGCAATAGCACAGCCCCGTCAAGAGCTGATTCTCGTGATTAACACAGAAGCTTTTACTTTGCTTACGAGTTTTTCTTAATTCCTGGGCTAATTCGAATACTTTAATATCGAAAATTGGTTCATGTCTTCCCTTATATAGTTTCCCTTTATACGGAATCATGCCAATATTTACAGGACTGGTAAGAACCTGTCGTGTAACAAACTCGCTTTTAAATCCTATCAATTTCTGTATTCGAACATCAGAATAACCGGATATATACAAATTCATAGCTCGCAAAGCCATTTCTTTGCGTTCTGGTATGGGAACTAAGATTCCGTCTTCTTTGCTATATCTATAGCAATAAGGGGTGTTGCCACCTCCCATCCAATATCCTTGTTTCACTCGCTCCAGCATACCGCCACGCATTCTAAGCAGCATAGTATTTTTGTCAAGTTGCGCAAACACTGCCATCATCTGAGTGTATGCTTGCTCCATTGGGCTGTCGTAGCTTACACTATCATGCACGCATCTAAAATCCACCCCATTAGGTATGAATACACGTTCAATTAAGTATATTCCATCGACCATGCTTCTTGATAATCGATCTAGTTTAAACGCTACAACACATTTTAATTTTTTCTTTGAGCAATCATTAATTAAGCGTTGCAATGCTGGACGATTCATATTCGAACCTGTGAAGCCGTCATCCTCGTACCAATCAGATATAATCAATTGATTTTTTCTACAATAATTTTCAATATCTCTTTTCTGACTGTCTAATCCATTTCCCTCTTCGGCCTGTTTTTCTGTCGACACACGTAAATACGCAACACATTCCATGACTATTCCTCCTTTGTGTAGAAATGTGCCGCACATATCATGTTACGACACATTTTACACTACAATATTTTTGCGGTCAACCTAAGCATTCAATTATGATTTTAATAATTTCTTCTGGCAGTTCAATTTGTTCGATGTCAATTTCTTTTCCATCAATCGTAACAATTGCCATATGCTCACCTCTCATTTCACAAAATCAAAAATATTCATCTGTCCTTGTATTTCTTCTATTTCATCTTTTGTAAAAAATTTGCAGGCTGTCCAATTCGGATTCCAGTCAGCATCCAGTTCGTAATTTAAGCATTTGCATCTTTTAACGTTTTTAAACATCCTACATTCAAAGCATTGATGTTCATAGTTCGTACCGCCCGAACGCTTGTACATTTCGCTGATTCTTCTCATAGGCTGATGTCCTTCCATAATTCCGGGCATCTGACAAAGTCATGCTCGCATTCTGCATATATGACGCATTTGTGGCAATCATGCCTACCAATTTGCTTTGCGTATTGTCGTATTACTTTCCTACATATAAGCACCAGTTCTGGCGTGATATCTAACTTTTCGTCTTTGCCCTCCATGCTTTTCTCCTTTTCTTTGTTGCTGCATATTCAAATTTGCCTTCTTTTACGCAATCTCTTGGGTCACATCCTCGACTATGGCCGACCATAAAAATATAATCGCACGGTTGCATTTTCCCTGATGTGCCGTTTGATTTCGGATAGAACTTGCAGTCTGTGCATTGACGATTAGTCAAATTCTGAATTTCTTGTGGCGTCAATTTTATCCACGGTTTACGCTTGTTTTCCATTTTCACCGCCTTGAATCTTTTTGATAAGTTCCTGTTTCATTGCATCCGCTATGTGTTCCCTGACTGATTCTTCAGGAAAGGGGATTTCCAATGATCGCTCTAAAATTCTGTTTGTAATGCGGTCATCATATTTCAATCGGGAAATAGGATAATTACTGGTGAAAATTGTGGTTTTCTTGTCCACATACCGACCATTGATGATTCCGTAGAATTTTTCATTAATCCAATCTTTCCCAGATTCCGCACCAAAATCGTCAATAATCAAAATATCCGCGTAAGTCAAATCACTAATCAGCTTATTCTCTGCGTTTTTCCCTCGTTCTCCCCATGTTGACTTTATCTCATCAAGAATTTTTAGGGATGTTGTGAATTTTACCGATTTCTGATGCTTTTCTATCATCTCATTTGCCATGCTACATACAAGCCTTGTCTTTCCAGAGCCTTTAGTATTTGAATATATGTACAGCCCAATTCCCTGTTCCTGCATCTGTTGGATATTTTCGATCCAATATTTAACAGCTTTTGCCGCCTGTATGAATATTTCCTTACTTTCTGGAAGTTGATACACGCTGCTTTTCATATTTGAAAATCTGCATTCCTTGTACATATCCGGCATTTCAGCAAATTGCAGCTGGTTCTGTAAGATCATCTTCTTTCTGATTCCGCAATGGCATTCTTCACAATATGGAACGCCATTATCATCCCTTGACCATATCCAACCAGAACCGCCACAATCAGGACAATCAGTCTGCAAATGGAGTGTCTGAGATTTCGCTTCCTCCGCATTGATCGAATGGGATAAGCGGTTTGACATGCGCTTGAGCTGTTCTACCGGTTCCATGCTTGATGTCGCCTCCTTTTATAACATTGTAGTTTCCTTCCAAAACTTTTGTAAAATTATTCGGCTTTACGAACCAGTCAAATGTTATCATCCATCCGCGGTTATTCTCTCCTCGCAGAAAATCACTGTAGCGAACGTTGTTGATTGCACTAAGGACTTCATCAATTCCGTATTCACGGATTCGCCCTTTGAGTAACCGACATCTTTTTGATGATGGTTTAATATCGCGTATTGGATTGATGCCAACTTCCTGTAATTTGTTCCATTCTTCGATGACGCGTCGGACATCAGTCTGACAAATAGTATCTTTAGATACTATTAATTTATTATCTTTCTCTTTATCTATATCTATATCTTTATCTAAACCTATATCTTTCTCTGCGTGCGTCTTTGTTGCGTCTTTGTTGCGTCTATTGTGCGTCTGACGGTTTGAACGCTCTATTAATTTGGTATCGTCAATAACATTTCCGCTTGCTAATGAATAGCTTCCATTCTCTTTTAAAAGCAACATCCTCTTTTCGTCAATATATGAAGTTTCCGTGTATCTATCTCTTGACAATGTGTTATGCATTCGCCAGTGTTTGATTACTATTACACCGTCTTCAAACGTAAGAACAAACCTTTTTGCAATCAATAATCGCAGATCATCTTCGCTTGCTCCTGTGATTTTCATTATCCTTTTTGGGTTTCCAATAAATCCATCATCGTCAGCCCTCATATTCAAATGGAAATATAAGCATTGCGTTGTTGCCGGCATATCCAAAAATGCGTCACTGTCAACAATTTTCATCGTAAACATTCGTTTCTGTGCCAATTCTAAAATTCCTTTCTCCAATTCCTGGTTTTTCAAAAGTGTTTATTTTAATTCAACTTCCATTCCATTGATTTTCAGTTCTCCATTTACCGGAATTACAAGAGATGGAACACCGTTTATTTCTTTCAGTTCAATCAGAGCAATTTTATCTGGCTGGATGCAGATTGTTGCATCTGGTGTTACAATTTTTGCAGTTTTTGAATTATGAATATTGTCAAGAGCAACGGGTTCATTGCTGAAATACATTTCCCAGTTTTCTTTGAAATCCGACAACTTCTCGTCTGGAGCTCCGCAATATCCAAAAATCTGTTCCATTTCATCACATGACACGGTTACCATCTCCGGGCTGTCTTTCTTCTGTTCTCTTACTTCCTGCAAAGATTCAACCAGACTTTCCGCGAAATTGAATGTTGTATTTCCTTCGAAATTGTCCATAATAAAATCTGAAAAGACATTGATCTCGTTGCCGGGTATACGGGGAATTGGTGCGCCAAGAACGTTTTCAATGAAGTCGGGATGAATATTCTTTATGTTTTTGTTGAAATACAAGGTTCCATGAATATCAGTGCTTCTGTCATTGAATACAGGGAATAAGAATCCTGTTTCTGGTCTTGAGACTACCCAATCACGAATTCTGTCTTTGATGTTATTTTCAGCCACATCATAGATAAGCCCAGCCTTTGAAAGATTTACTGGACAAATGCTGCACAGAATGTGTTCATAAATTTCTTCTGATGCATCGTGCATTTCGGTTCCATCAGAAGCTTTTCCTGGAATGTCATATACTGCATGAATGAGAACTATGTAGTAATTTTCGTGATAATCGTAATTTTCAATCACTTTGTCGTATAACTCGTCCAAAAGTTCGTCATTTTTAAGCTTACTTGCTCTAATCCGCATAAGAAATTCCTGTGTTCCACCCTCTTTTTCCTGTGATAATGGAAAATCAAGGTTCATAAGGTTTTTTCCAAGTCTGCCAGACATGGTTTTCTTGAAAATGTCAAAATACTTAAACATTTCTTCCTCTGGAAGAGACAGGAATGCTTCTTTAATTTTGGTTTTCTTGTTCTTTTCTGCGTCCACATAACAACCACAAATGCGTGTGATTGTGCAATTGACTGGAGTAAACTGTTTCTTAATTTCTGCGATTTCTTTCTTATTCATTCTTTTCCATCCTTTCTGCTTATTTCGCTTGTTTCTTCTCAATCCACTTATTAATTTTATCTTCGGAAATCATATACATTTGCTTTAGCATTTCGATGCAGATCAACACATCTGCAATTTCTTTTATCATGTTATCACGGTCGATTTTTCCACGTTTTTCCTTACTGATTGCTTGTATAAGTTCCGCACATTCCTCCATGCAGACGGTTGCCTGAATTTCTTCTCCGTAATGGTCAACACTTCTAGCAATAACGCTTTCGTCAATGTTATATGTCATTTTCTTCGCTCCAGTCAATTTTCTGCCCGCATTCAAAACAGTACTTGCTTATTTTTTTACCAATAACAGGTGTTCCGCATTTCGCACATTTTTGAGTGGAAAATATATTGTACGGAAAATCTGGAACATATTCTTCAGGTTTGCATGGAATCTGTTTTTCCAATGCTTTTGCTCCGGAATCACACGCCCATGCTTCCTTGAGATATTTTTTCTGCCATTCATCTTTGTTTTCAGAACTTTCAAGGAAACATAAATGCTGGTCTCTCATATCGGATAATATGTCTTTTGCTTCTTCTGGTTTCATATTAATTTCCTCTTCATCATCAATCTCAACAATTTTTAAGTCTGCGAAATCACAACACATTGCGAATCCGTCAATCATTTTCTTCTTAACTCCAAATACCTCTATCATGTGAGAATTATTTTCCATGATTTTTATTATATCTGACTTTTTAACATATTCAGCCATTCTTCATCTCCTCCAACTTCTTCTCAGCTTCTTTGCGTGTGAGGAACCATGTTTTCCCATATTCTACGTCAACGCAAATAATGTTTGGGACATGAATACTGTCTTTATCACGCTGTACTAACCACCCTCTTTGTGAAAATACAATGCTGTAAACTTTTTGATGATACACTCTGTTATTTGCTTTATACCCATTCAGGACATTTAAATCATAATTTGTTTTGCTCGGAATCTTATAAATATCATCACCGATTTTAACCGGCAATCTCACAAGCAAGCCCTGTTCTTCTAAGTCTTCGTATTCGGCAAGCGCATCCATTACATCATATTCTCTTTCTCCCTCGAAACAAACATTTGGAAAATCACTTCCGTCATGTATTGCAATAGCTTTTTCGCCATCATTATTAAATCTTTCAGTCCATCTATTCATTTACTCCACCTCTTTCAACTTCTCCACTGCCAGCTTCAAAGATTCTACAAACTCATCATTCAACGCTGCACGATCTGGATTCTCGATAAACTTCTCAATATTTTCAATTGCTTTCTCTTCGGGTGTAGGAACTGTCCCTTTTCCTACTTTTGCAATTTCAAGAAGTTCATCTATATTATTTTCCCAATTACGTGTATTGCACAAATCCGTGTTGCACTTATTATTCCTGTTGTCCAACACACATCCTATACATTCACGTTCGCAACAATTGCTTACATCTGCAATCCGTTCAGCAAACTCTCTTGCAGACATTTCTTTTGTGCCGAGGAGTTCTGATGCTTCATAGAAAGCAAAGTCTGATCTGACACTTGCCGCATAAGTTATATCATGTTCATAAAATCTTAAAATGTCTGGAAAATATTGTTTTTGTAATGGCTCACAATGGTCTTTTCTATACCAATGGAATCCCTGTTTCTCAGCTTCTTTAAGTATTTTCTCATTTTCCTCTGGTGTTCTAACCAGAATACATGTATATCTTAAATCAATCATCTGCGTTTCCTCCCGTAATTTTGCTAATACAAGTGTTCCAACCTCGAATCCATGCAAGACTAAGTTTGCTTCTCCAATATTCCTCTTCTTTCTCCTCCGGCAATGGATTCAATGGACACCAATTAGGAATCACATCATTGTTTGGAACTCTCCTACCATTCATTGCTCTGCACCAAAATCCGCTTACAAATTTGCATTTTCCGCAATTCTCTGGTGTATCCATCACTAATACTGATTTACTCATTTAATTCCTACTGTAATAAATCTGGATTATCAAAAATATTGCCAACCACTTCCATTTCGCACCTGTCGATATAATCTTTGGTCAGTGGCATTGGCCAGCAGAAAGGTTCGCATCTGCTGATTGCATCTGTTGGGACAACTTCGTAATACCATCCTATAGCTTTATCTGTTATAGACCCGGTCTCAATATTTCTTACACCAAATTCTCCAAATAGCACTTTTACAAGGTCTTTTGGGTTTCCATGGCACATCAAAAAGTCATTCTTCCAAATTTTATTACCGTTCTTGTCGCAAAATCCTGCGAACTGGCAGATGGTTTCTGGATCAACTTCAAGCCACCTAATTAAAGGAGTACAAAAAACCTCAAATATATCATCAATGCCAATGGATATATCAATTCCAATGAATGTCTTGCCATTGCATTCCGCGTAACATCCCTCAACCCATTCACAATTATCAATCCGCTTTGCCTTGAAAAGAATTTCTCTCATTCAACTCCACCGCCTTTCACGATTTCTATCGCCCTGCTCAGTCCAGCATTGTATCCTTGATGCACATCGGATAAGATACATTCTGATTCAATGAATTTATCTCTTTTCAATTCGCCAATAACCTTGTCCACATCAAAAGCTGTTGGCTGTTCGTCAATCTTTTCAAGAATCTCTAAATCATCGGAATATGCACAATGTATCGCATGTTTCAATTTATCTGCATCAATTAATCTGCCCATCTTTCATCCTCCCACACTCCCAACAACCGCATTCTCTCATACAGTACAGCGACGGTCTTGCGCCTATACCCATAAGAGTCTTTCGGGTTCATCGGGATATATCTTTCTTTGCTGATTTTCCTGTAGCTTTTCCGGTGTAGGATATTCTCAATAACCATATCCGCTATCACCGTGTTTTTCGGGCAAGCTGACAAGGCAGCACTGGAAAGCAGGCATCCGTACTCTGCCGGGAAGTCTTTCAGCATCGTATTCAGTTTTTCAATGTCCTCTGCTGGAATACCGTAGTCTTTCAACTTTTTATTCCTTGTCAGCATACCATTCTCCTTTCTATTCGTCTGGATGGTGCTTGTCGTACATGATCGCCACACATACAAGACCGACCACTCCGACTATGATTCCAAGTGTAAGTCCTAACAAGAATGTAATCATGGCTCATCCTCCTCAACATAATCTTCGCAATCTTCTGCATATTCATAACTGTCCATATCATCACATTTGCACTGGCAAGAATCATTCTTAGTACAGCAGATGCAGCACTCTGTTTCACCGTCCGGACACTCTAATTTGCAATATCCCATTTAGTCCTCCTTATATGGTTCTGGAAGTGGCATCCAGGCAATAACACAGTCTTCATCATCCCATTTTCCATTTTCGATACCGCACATTCCTGTGAATGGTTCTTCCTGTCCGACAAGCTCTCCGTCTAAAGTAGTGATATATGTTCCGCCTTCCGGTAATCTCTCACTGACTGGAATCCAACCATTTTCTTTCTCGTCCTGTTCCAGATCATCCTTAAGCTGTTCTATCATTTCCAGAACATCACTTGCCAAAACCATCTGGTGGTCATCCACAAGTTTCTTCATGAAATCATGATAATCCGATAATCTGTCTTTGATATGACTCATGCTTCCACCTCTACAAAATGCTTTTCTAACGTTTCTTTCGATATTTCAATCCATCTGTTAACGTTCGCTCCGTCAAGATGAATTTCTCCATCGATAATATTTTCATTTCCTACTTCGTAAACTTCGCCTACCTTAATTTCCATGTATCCGTCAACGTAAAATCCATCACCATCGTATGTATCTAATGTGAACGCCTTCACGCATTTATACTTCATGCTTCTACCTCCACTTCTGTATCTATGTAAAGCCTTTCAACTTTGCGTGTTTTGATATTTGTGCAAGAAACATATCCATCTGTATTTTCGATTACATGTCCAGCTCTATACATTTCACATTTATATCGGAAAACATCTCCATGTTTCAAAAATCCAATATTGGTCTTGTTCATACTTCTACCTCCGAATCTTCTGGCATCTGGAAATCAATATGTCCGTTTATGTAAGCCTCCTGAATCATATCCAGTACTTTCATAGCTTTTGCTTTAGTGGAATAATTACCCAATGAAATATACTCATCTTCTCCTGGATTCATCTGGCTCCAACAAATAATTTCTTTACCATTGATATTGTTGATGTTTATAACAATATTCTCAAACTTTACCAGAGATATCTTATTCTGACTTCTGATTAACATTTTGCGTCCTCCTAACATCTGACAATCTCAATATTGTTATCACTGTAAAATCTGTATGAATCATCTCTGACTTTCTTAACTTCACGTATGATAACTTCCTTCGCTTTACTGACAGCTTCCTCGAAATCCTCTGTTCCGAGATTGTGGTTGTAAATATCCAATGCGCTACAGTTGAGAAACAGTAAATTTCCGTAACCAACGTATTTGTGAATAACGATTTTTAAAGAATTGTAGTTTAAGGCAAAAATACTTCCGGTTTCAGGTTTTTCGTTATACTTGGCATTACTTTTGAATTTCATTTTGCGTCCTCCTTTTTCAACATCGGAAACAGCCATCCTGTCTTTTCGTTCGATGCAATCCAATCAAATTTTAGCTCTGATAATTGATACTTTTTATTGCATTTTTCACAGATAAATCCACTTGTTTTACTGTATTGCCCTATAATTCCACCGCATCCACATCTACAGTGTTTATAATCCATTTCCATCCTCACTTTCCCCATCTAAGAAACTGACACGCTATCAATTTAGATTTACGTTCATTTTTCTTGCTATAGTTTCTATAACTGTCACTGTTACGCCGTTTCCTGCCTGCTTGTATAACTGGCTGTCAGAATTTACGAACTGTGCTTTATCAAAATAATCATCAGACCAACCTTGCAGCCTAAAGCATTCTTTCGGTGTCAGCTTCCGGATTGCTATGTAACACTGATATTTTTCGTACCACACTGCATATACCGTTAATTCTTCTGATACCTGCACGAATATTCCTTGATTGCATGTTCCATTTGGCACACAATTAAATCCCGTAGGTTCAATCGCTACGCCATGTCTATCTTGACTTGTAAGCGTGAACATTGGCTCGCCATTTTCTTTGAATCTCCGTCCATTCTGACGTTTTTCTGCGCGATCTGGTGTGAGAACTGGAATTACTATTTTAGGCTCTGTGTTTCCTCCTGGCTTCGTACTGATTGTTGGAGCTAATCCATCATCGCTATAAACTCTATCTCGCTGTGAATTTCTACCATTAAGACAACCAAAAAGATTTAACGAAACACTATTTTTTCCGTCTGTTCCTTCGATAGGAAATACTTCTGCGGAACCTCTGTCTCTAAGATGTCCGACAATGAAGCACCTTTCTCTGTTCTGTGGCACTCCGAAATCTTTGGAGTTGAGCACTTGCCATTCTGCATCATACCCCTCCTGCTCCATTTCAATGAGCAGTCTGGCGAAATCCCATCCTCCATTAACACTAAGCAGATTTTTAACGTTCTCAATGAAAAGGTAAGTGGGTTTATTTTCTTCTTCGAGCTGTCCGACAAGGTACATAACTCTGAAAAACAGGCTTGAACGGTTTCCTTGAAATCCGGCTTGTTTTCCTGCAACGGAAATATCTTGGCAATTGTGGACAATTGCTCCGTTTGCAACATATGAGTTGTCTTCTTCAACACTGATGTTATACACTGTTCCAAAATCATCAGATTCTGTTGGCTGATACAATTCTCTGCAAACATATCTTGCACGATAATGTCCTTTAACTGATTTACTAGAGATTCGGAATGTATATGTATCTCTTTGCCGGCATTCTCTTCCTTGGATAACACATTTTTCATCTCTTCTAGTGTAGTAAACAGCTGGAACAGATTTTCCAAGTCGCTGTGCAATAATGCACATGCCAAGAATGAGTGCTGCACTGGTTGATGTTGCTTCTTCTCGATCGTTTCTTCCATCCCCGGACATATATCCATCGAAGAAGTATTTTGCTTTCTCTCGTGGCAAACACAGTGCTTCTCTTGGAATTCGTTTTCCATGTGCGTATTTTCCGAACTTTTCAAGGTATTCGTATAATTGGTTATTGCACACATGATACTTTCCGCAAGTTCGTTCTTTTGTGTAAGTTCCATGTAGTTTCGCTTCTCGCAATCGCTGTTCGAATTCTGCCCTCTTATCATCGCTGATTGCGAACACGATTCTTCCTCCACTTGGTCTGTCTTTTCGTTCAACTCTCCACCCATCAGCAAGATAACGTCCGATAATCCACCACATTTCCTTGCTATATCCATCGGATTCTGCATCAGGCAAAACCATTGTGGAATACCAACTGTCATCAAGTTGTTCCACTTTTTTGAATTCCATTGGCTGATCTGGCTTAGTGACATAATACGGATGCTCTGCCGTGGTTCTTGTTGGCAATATTCCGAATCCATTGACATCCCAGAGTCTTGCTCCGTCCCTGCGCATTGTTGCTGTAACTTTTCTCCATCTTCCTTTGTGCGTAAGGACTTTATCTCCGACAGATACATCTTCAATTGGGATATATCCTTTTTCTGTAAGAATATAAGTTCCTTTGGCAAAACAGGGGAATCCGAAACACCAGCAGTCGGCTTTTGGAATGTCTCCGGCATATACTCTTCGAATGTCATTTGCGTACCATTCTCCATTTCTGTATTCCTCCTTTAATATCTCTTTCTGTCTTTTCTTGATAGGAATATCTTCCAATGCCTTTCGCTGCTCGTCTGTCAGCAAGTGCATTGAGATGTAACTCGCAGTAGCAAATTTATCGAATTCGCAAAAACCAACGCATTCATGACCCGCCAATTCCATTCCCCTGCGAAATCCTCCGATTCCTGCGAAAAAATCTATAAATTTCATTTTAAACTCCCATCTTCTTAACCAATTTTTTATTCAATTCCTCTTATCATCAAACTTAATTTGCTATAACAAGGGCAAATTCTTGTGTGATCGAAAATATCTTCCAGTAAAACGCAAAATGGAAACATCTGTTTTACTTCATAGATATGTTCTATTCCGCCCTCACCACATTCTGCGTATTTGATTCTTTTTCCAACACATAGGTCAAATGCATTGGATACGTAGGCTTTTAAACCATAAGATTTTACTTTGCTCATTTTTATCTAAAACCGCCTTTCATCAAAATGTGAACATTTCCTCGTTATCATCACCAGAATCGAAATCTGACGTTTCTTCACAATCAGTTGATTTATTTCTGGACATATTCTTTCCACGTTCGATCAGTTCTGTTCTCTGCTCTTCGGTCAATTCTCTTGGTGCTCGTAATTTCACGTATTTAACTGGGACATGGGCAAATATGGAACCATCTTTGTTTGTGACCAGAATCTTCACATCTTCTGGATGCTGTTCTGCAAGCTTCAGGACTCTTCCTTTCATCTTACTGCCGTTATGCGCTGATACTTCTGCGTACTCACCACCGCGAATCCACGCAATGCTGCATTCATTGCAATTCTCTGCCATGATTAGTCCTCTCTTTCTCCAAATCCAAATTCTTTATTTATATTTATGGAATCAAATTCAAGTTTAATTCCCATTGTTTCTTTTGCTTCCTGGTATGCTTTTTCAATTCCAACTTCTTCAATGTGTTCTTTGGCAGAGTTTAGGTTTTCTAAGAATCTCTGATTGGATTTTGTAAATCCCCATGTTTTCTTAATTGCAAACAAACTGATAAGAACATTTGCAACTGCGATATAATCCTCTGCTTTCCATAGCTTTTCTTGTGATTCTGAAATAAGTTCTTCCGATATTTCCTTGCGCATTTCATCTTCACGTTGCTTCAAGTACAGTTTTAGTGTTTCAACTCTTGCACCTGTCGTTTTGGAAATCTGTTCCAAACTGTAATTACTAAAATTGTATGGAATTGGATTCCGTGACTTTTCAGCCGCTTTCTGCTGTCTTCTTCTCTCTGCCCTGTTCATACTCCCATCATCCCTTTCAACTGGTTTGTGATTAGAACAAATTCTTTCAGAAGTTTCCTGTCTAATGGTGTGGTTCCGGTCACGGTATTATCGCCATCATAGACAACTGCATATTTTTCATTAATCAGTCTTGCGGATGAAACCGCATTCAAAACTTCTTGTCTGGAGCATTTCAGCATTTGTGAAATATCATCAGCGGTCATATCGCCAATCCATTGTTCATTCTCGAAAACACTGTATATTCTCATACTTCTGCCACCTTTTGATATTCATATCTAACAAGGTGAAACGCTCGCGGAGTATTCGGATGCGCAGTAGCAATCAATCCATCAAGTTCAAGTTGTCTCATATGTCGTTGTACAGTTGCTTTTGATATGCCAAGGCTTTCGGCAATTTCTTTAAATGACGGCGCGTATCCATATTTTGTAAAATATCTGATAAGAAACAGATAAATTTCTTTTCTGTTCTCTTGTCCCTCGAGATACTTTCTTTCGGTGTTATATTTACTTACCATAGTTACCTCATTTCTTTTAACCTCTGGGTTCAGATCACGTTCATATGCCAAGGAAATTGCATGAATCAGTCCAAACCCAGAGGGCGTGCGCATATTTAGTTGTAATTATTTGGGATTTTGTCTGCCAGAACCGGCAGCTTTATCATTTGTAAGATTCTTCATCAAGAAGATTGTTGAATTTTTCAAGTGCCTTTATAGACACCTTGTTGTTTGATTTCTCTGGTTTGATTGACACATCTAAGTGAGTATCAATGATATGTTTTAATTCTCTTGCAAGGGTAATTTTGCCTTGCTGTATACCCTGTCTGTATGTCTTAGGCGGTTTGTACTGCCCTGTTACTTGCTTACCGGTTGATTGTCCGCCAGCTGTAATGTTGTACATCTGGAAGCCTTTATCTGCAAAAGCCTTGATCGTTTCAATTTCTTTTTGGTCAAGCTCGCTTTTAGGGCAAGTTCTGTATGCAAGTTTCCAACCAGTAGGATTGCTTTCGCTGTAAAACTTATGCTTTTTAAGGCTTAATGCTATATGGTCATATTCTGCTAAATGGCTCGCACATCTCTCACGAAGTCTAAGTGCTTGTCCCACGTAGCTGCGTCGAATTCCAGCTTCATCCACCCTGTAAAAAGCATATATGCCACTAGAATTCGGAATGTTTGGACATATCTTTTGTATTCTGTTTTCTCGCTCTTGCTTTATGGCGAAAACCTTTCTGTAGTCCACCCAGCATCACTCCTTAATTAAACGGAAGTTCGTCATCCATAATTGACGGCATATCCATGAATCCGCTTGTGTCCTGTTCTGGACTTGGAACTGGTGGCTGCGACTGTTCTTCTAGCTGGTTCTTCTTGCTTTCTGCAAACTCATGTGTTTCCACAAGGCAATCATTTGTGTATACTTTCTTTCCGTCCTTGTCAGTGTAATTTCCAGTCTGCCAAGTTCCGATAACTGCAATCTTCATTCCTTTATACAGATATTTTTCGGCAAACTCACCATTCTTTCCAAGTGCAAC